TGAAAATCGCTGGTATCCCCGGCAGATTGCCAATGTTAACACCAACGATGTGAGGCGTTCTTTATGTGCTTGGGTGGAACCGGTTAACGTCCGCGTACCCGCCCCTATCCCAGGTGTTGTATATAATTAAGAGGCGTTAATGCTTGATCTTACAGGTGAGAATTTAGCCACTTATCTTCTCCGTGAATTGCGGATGGTGGTGAATCGAAATCCTCGCTTCAAGAGCTTGGGTGGCGAGACATTTGTTCAAGCATCCAACCTCATCCAGTGGGGGGATTTACAAATCCAAATTTCTAACGTATCCTCCTCAGGAAACCGCCTCAGTCCTGACTATTTCATGTGTAACCAGCATGGCCACACTGTTTTAGCCAAATTACAAGGTCATGATGGAGTGTTTGTTGACTGGGTTCAGGAAAATCAAATCCTCACCAACAACGCTACCCCATCCAGCACCCTTGTTTGCCCGCAACCTGGAGTCTACTACTTAAATGTAGACTCAGTGGATGAGGGAACTCGTGAAGTGGGGCTAACAGTCCAGACTTACACATGGTCAACTGGAAAAACGGGGTATGGGGTTGGTTCTGGAGTTTATTTTGCCCCAGCGATTGATGCATCCACCGTGCATACCGTAGACCCTACTGTTTCTTTTATAATTCAAGGGGGTCAGCTATACGTCACCTCCTACGCGACTCAGCAGCCCCTCCAACTCCGAACTCCTTCTCGTATACTAACCCCTAACGTGGATTTCTGGTATGTGAGGCAAGAGTCCTTTGTGATTTGTGAATCCACCTTCTCTGGCTCTCAGACTGTCACCCTTCCGGTCAGTTCCTATTCAAATCTGGTCATTACGGACCAAGATGGATACGAACTGCGAAGTGGCATTGATTACCAGTTCACTTCTTCTACCTCGATTCAACTCCAGCAATACACCCCTCCAGGGTCAACGCTTACGGGGACTTTTACCGTTAAGGCAGACCCAACGACCACTTCTGTAGTCCAGAGCGAGAATATGCTTCCCATTCCTCCCCTCTCCCCTTCCGAGCTTATGGCGGCGGGTCAGGTAGTGATTCGCTCAACTTTTGGCCCCGTTTACACCGAAACAGATTTGACGGTTGCTGGGGATGGCACCATATGGCTCAACAACCTCCTTCGTCCCGGTGAAAAAATGCTTTGGGAGATCAGGGTTAACTCTGGGCAGAACAGCATGGTGGCTAAAAAGCTGGCTGCTAACAAGAATATCATCAATGGATTGACTATTGGAATTGGAGATATGGTTACGGTTGGGGACCAATGTGTAATCATGGTTTCCCCCAATCTAACAGAGACTTATGAAGTCTATGGCTCCAAAGAGAACGTCAGCTTTGAAATTAGGGTTAAGGCGAACGATAGACTCACGGCTTCAGACATTTCCTCCATGATTCGCTCCTTTCTATTGGTTCAGGGGCGAGAGAACATGGAAGCGAACGGTTTGACCATATTCGAAATATCCAGAGCTTCAATGACTGAACCGAAAGACATGAGTGGAGTCACCCCTTCGACCACATTTACCCTCACAGTGTCCGCTGCGGCTGATTGGGAGTATTATCTACCTCTTATCACCCGAATCGGCTACTTTACGATTCAGATTGGTGGACCTACGGATGGTTTTATCACTGATTTTCCTGGAAAACCTGAAGTTTTACCTCGTCTTACCGCACTGGGAGCGGCTCAGTTCGTCCCATATTACGCCTAAAAGGAGATTTATGGCCATCAGAGAGTACAAGTGTTCATCCTGTGGGGTTATGATTGAAAAAATCATTCCCACTGCCCAGATTCCAAAAGAATCCATCCCTTGCACAAAATGTGGGGAGAGTGCAGCCTTCCAGCCCATTCCCTCCAGTGTGGGTCTTTTGACGGAGAACTTCTCCGAACAGAAGATTGACATAACTATTGGAAAGGATGCAAATCGTCGCTGGCAAGATATTTCTGATAGAAATGAGCTACGAGAAAAAGTTAGGGCACAGTCAGGAGAGGTCGGACTCTCCATGGTTGGACGGAATGAGTTCGCACCCCTTCCCGAAACCGAAAAGAAAAATAGGACGGAAGCCCTTGCAGCCGTTACAAAAGATGGCTTCCGTCACGCTCCGGACACCAAAACTGACCGGAAGATTTTAGGCACTGATTAAAGTGGCGAAAGAAAAGACTTCTCCGACCTAAAATGAAACCACGATATTAAAGGGCTCTTGATCCAATTCGCAACCATAGGGAGAGATAAACATGGCTCTGTTCGCACAATATACCGCACCGGGTGTTTACACGTTTGAAACGGTGAGCAACCCCGGAGTTATCACCTACGGGAATATTCGCCTTCCCGTGTTCATCGGTGAGGGACAGGAGACCTTCTCTGTAACCAACGTTGAGACACATCGCGGAAGTTCCGCATACGCCGATGACTTGGTAGTTAATGAGACCCTCCCAGTTCTGACGATTGGCCAGTTGAACTTCCAGTTGACTTATACCCCCATTGTTACGGGGAATGGAACCGGAACCCTCACCAACACCCCCACTGACCTCACCGTCACCCTCTCCGATGGAGTCACCCCAGTTGTGGTGACCAGCCTTAATGGAACGACTGGTGCTTTCTCCATTTTCTCTATCTACCCAGTCGGCACCGAACTGATGGTCACCTACTACTTCAAGCGCAAGGACACTTATATTGCGAATGAAAACGATGCCCCCCAAGTTCCCACTTTTGCTACCTGGAATGCTGATTCCAACTTCCCGCTTACCCTCTCCCTTCCTGGTGAGCTTGGGAACGATGTGGACTTGGGCTTCACCTTCACCGCAGCCTCCCCAGTTTCTGACGCACAGGCAATTAGCGGCGTGGGAACCGATGCAATCTCCATCGAATTGAACGAAGCTGCTCTTACACTCAGCACCACCGGCGACCTCACCTTTGCGACCCATACGGTTCAACGTGCTTCTGGTTCGTGGGTAACAGATGGTGTGGGCGTGGGCACTGCCGTTCGTTTTGCTGCCACGACTGCTAACAACACTGCTTCAGGAGCCTACCTGATTGTCACTGGAGTTTCTACCACTATCACTGCAAATGACACCCTGACTTTTGCCAGCACCTTCACGGTTGAAGTGGATGCGTCTGCTACGGCAACTGCCTATATGGTCCGCACCTATGGTGATCTGGCAAATCTCCTCATCGTGGGAATTCCCACCCTGGCTGGTAACCTAGTCCTTCAGGCTCCTCTCTCCAGCGGAATCGCTGCCAAGACTGTGGCGGCTGTGGTTGCCTCTGCTCCATTCACTGGTGGTGCAGGCCCCAACTCCAACACCGTTTTCACCACCTCCTTCGTCCCTGTCGTAGATGGCACCAACGGCGGAGTCGTAACCACCAACCCAGCTTACATGAAGGCTTTGGTCAATGGTCAGCCAGCTACCGTCGCCTCCCTGAATGGTCAGACCGGAACTTTTGTCATGGCTTCCCCAGTTTTGGCCGGTCAGACCTTCACCGTCAGCTACTTCACCAACAAGTATCAGGATACTTACGACATGATTCCTGCTACTAACGTGATCAGCATTGATGCTGTGGGTTACGGCCCAAGTCGCAGCGATTTCGTCAACGGTGTGGATTATGTCCTTCAGACTCCCCCCAATGCGGATGCTCGTATTCAGTGGGGTGGCTCTGCTTCAGTCATGGCAGGAACGGCCACCGCTGGCTACACCCCATTTAGTGCTTCGGTTATCACCGATACGTTGGTGGATGAGATTATGTTCCTCCGCCCCGTTCAGGGAGCCGTCACCGGCAAGAATTACACCTTCACTCTCTCTGACACCCCAACTGATGGGTCTGGTCTGAGTGCTGTTACCAACAACCCCGCCTTGGTCCATGTTTACGTTGGCACCAGCCCAGAGGAAGCTCTTCTGGCCGGTGAGGTTCGCGTCACTCAGGTCGTTGGGGACACCGGCACGGTTGTGCTTTACAATCCCCCCGCCACTGGCCAGAGTGTGTATGCCACCTACTACCGTAACATCCTGAATGACCACACCTTCACTCTGTCAGTGGTCAACCCAGGAATCACCGGTCAGGGCACCTACTCAATCGCTGATGAGAAGGGGAATGTTCTCCCATCCATCACCTCCGGAGCCTCTTCGGTTACTGAAGCCGCCTTCCTAGAATACGGTGGGGTCGTTTGGCCCAATAAGTTCTCTGATTTGAACGGTGTGGGTGGAAGTAGCCCCGATGAGACCGTTACTGTGACCTTCCAGGAAGGGGATGCTCCATTTATCATCACTCCTGGTATTCAGGCCACCCTGATCTCCGCT